AAACAGCAGGAGAATATGTCAGACTATGAAACTATACCGTGGGAGGTGGTGAAGATACCTGCATGGCTAGATGAAGATGCAGCAGAACTACTTGACCTACCAGTAGGAGGTAGCTACTTCCCACAGTGGAAGCCAGATGAAGTACTAAGGGTAGATGAGAATGAGATCAAGGCAAGTAATGGTAGCCGGTACTGGAACGCTCTCTACATGCAAGACCCCACCCCAGAAGAAGGCGGAATAATAAAAAAACGCTGGATCAAGGATTGGGACTCTGGTGATCCACCCTCATGTGATTTTGTCATACAAACATTTGATACTGCATTCTCTACGTCAAGTACCGCTGACTATAGTGTGATACAGACATGGGGTATCTTCTACATGTACAACCAGACAGATGATGGATACGAAGACTTCGCACCTCATTTAATACTACTGGGCAACATCAAGGGCCGCTTTGAGTATCCAGAACTAAGGCGGCTGGCACAGAGACTATACAATGAACACAAACCTGATGTCTGTATGGTGGAGAAGAAAGCATCTGGTCAATCTCTCATACAGGATATGCGTAGGGGTGGCCTACCAGTAATGGAATACCTGCCTGACAGGGATAAGGTATCCAGAGTTTATGCAGCTACTCCTATCATGGAAGCTGGTCGCCTATGGATACCCAAGGGTAAGAAGTGGGCAGATGACCTCATAGAAGAACTTATACGGTTTCCCAATGCAGCGCATGATGACCAAGTGGATGCCCTCACTATGGCTATTCACTATATGAAGGACTCATGGCACCTTACACACCCTGATGATCCAGAGTATGATGACGAGCCTAGTTATAAACCAGCTACTTACTGGAATGTATGATTTGGGAAAATGAAGAAAGTATGCTATAATAATAACAATGAATGATCTTGAAAAAATAATATATACTTTAGGTTTATCTGAATTACACAAAAATTGGACAACAACAGATATTATAAATCGAATATTACCTCCAATAAAACTTAAACAATATATTTTTATTTCAAATAAAAAAACCCCACTGTTCTATGCTTCATGGGCATTTATGAATCAAGAAGCATCAGATGCTAGAGAGTTCTCAACAAGAGACATTATAGTGCAAGATTGGAACAGTGGACATGTACCGTGGATTATGGATATTGTTTGTCCTATGGGCGGTACTACAGAGGGAATCAAAGAACTAAAGAAAGTTCCTAGACATCTAGGTGTTAAAGGAAAAATAAAATTCTTTAGAACTAAAAAGGGGAAGAAGGTATTACATCATGTTACATGGCTATAAAAAATCTAGATATAATATTTATGATAACTTAGAGTTTCTAGGACTGAACCCCTACGAACAGAAACATTTTTGTTTTGGTGAGGGAGAAGGCAACGATAGTTCTGGTGGCGTTGATGAAGGTGCGCCAACTAGCCAAGCTGCTCAAGATGAGGCGAATGAAGCAGCAGGAATGTCAAGAGGTGATTCGCTTGATCCAGATTCTTTATCTACAGATACTCCCGGTTTAAGCTCTAATCAAGCAGCAGCAGCCGCTGCCGAAGCAGATGCTGCAATGAGTGCAGCAGGACTAAATGCAGTGGATAATCCAGAAGCTGCACAAGCAGCTTTAGATGCGGCAGCAGCAAACGTAGCTGGGTATGATCTAGGAGATTATGGTGATATGGCATCACCAAGCAGAGCTTCATCAGCCGAACTAGGTGCTTTAGAAGAAACAGGTCTTATAGGTTATAATGATAAAGTAGCTTTAGGATTTCTAGATACTATTGAAAGGGAAAATAGACAATCTGATATAAACCTTGCCAGATCAATAGCAGATAAATATGGTCTTACTCCTAGTCAAGTACAACCGGGATTTATGCAAGACCCTTCTCTTGGTCCTCAAACTATGAGCTATAGAGGACCGGGATCATTTAATGCAGCAACATCTAAAATGGCTACTGCTGCTGGTATGCTTGGTGCTAACTTAGTTGATATGACACCGGGACTTTTTGGATTAGTTAGAGGATTAGCAGGGCTTGGTCGTAAAGATTCTTTTGCAGGTCTGGTTGGTCAAGCAAGAGGTCAAAGCCGTGATGAACAAGCAGAAAGTCTTTCCAGTAAAGTACAAGGTTATATGGATGAACGTGCTGCATCTCAAAGAGAAGCAAATATGGCAGCTAGAGGAGCAACTGATCCAAGCACTGCTGGTATAATAGATGATTATGAAGAAGAAGTATCACAACAAGGAGCGTTTTCTGCTCCACAAGAAGCTGGTATAATAGATGATCATGAAGAAGAAGTATCACAAGGAGGGTTGTTTTCTGCACCAGATATTGCTGCACCCTCAAGTTTTGATACTGTAGATTTAACAGGTGACGTTCCTTTTATTCCTTTAGCTGAACCTATACCTTCTGTACCTACACTGGCACCTGAACCAGCAGTAGAAGTTGTTAGAGCGCCTGTAACCAGAACACCTGCAACAGATACCTTCAGTATTCTTGAAAGAATATATGGACCTGATGTAGCAGCAAAACTTTTACCAACTAGGATAGTATAATGGCAACAGAACGTAATCCTTTTGATCGTATACCAGAAGAAGAAACAAATGTTGTTCCATTAATGGATGAGTCAGAAAACATTAATGCTACTTTTGAAGTAGATGAAGATGGTGGTATTATTGTAGACTTTTCTGAAAATATAGAAATGGAAGCCTCTGAAGATATTGCTGAATGGTATGGTAATATGGCAGAGGATATGGATGAAGACGATCTTGCTGATATTGCAGCAAATGTACTAGATAACTTTGAGGCTGATAAAGATTCCCGTGCTGAGTGGGAGTCTATGTTTGAACGGGGCTTTGATCTTCTAGGTCTAAAGCTTGAACAAGGATCAGAACCTTTTGAGGGTGCATGTACTGCTGTGCATCCGCTCTTGATTGAGTCTGCTGTTAAGTTCCAATCAAAAGCTTCTGGTGAATTGTTTCCTGCCAATGGTCCTGTAAAAACTAGAATACTTGGTAAATCCACACCAGAAAAAGAACTACAGGCCAACAGAGTTCAGAACTTTATGAACTATCAAGTAACAGAGCAGATGCCTGAATACTTTGATGAGTTTGAAAGAATGCTGTTCCACCTACCCTTGATTGGTTCTGCATTTAAAAAGTTGTACTATGATGCCACTGTGAAGCGGCCCAAGTCAGAGTTTATTCCCATTGATCAGTTCTATGTGTCATACTATGCAACTGATCTGTCCAATGCAGATCGATATACTCATGTTATCTATCGCAGCCCTATTGAATTACAAAGAGATATTAAAGCTGGTGTTTATGCGGATGTTGAATTAAGTTCTCCTGCTGGATATCCAAGCACTTCCTTCAGCGAAAAGATGGACACAATTATTGGATTGTCTCCTACTTCAGATCACGATCCACAGTATGTTCTTCTGGAGCAACACTGTTATCTTAATATTGAAGACGAAGATGAAGCCTGTCCATATATTGTAACTGTTGAGGAACAGTCCAGACAGGTACTAAGTATTCGTAGAAACTATAAGCAAGATGACCTGAACAAAGAAAAAGTAAATCACTTTGTACACTATAGATTTGTTCCGGGCTTTGGTTTCTATGGTCTTGGTCTTATACACTTCCTTGGTAATTTGACTATGAGTGCTACTGCGGCAATGCGTTCGCTAATAGAT